AAAAATCAAAAGGACTTGGTGACACTATCGAAAAAATAACAACAGCAACAGGAATAAAAGCAATTGTTAAATTTATAGCTGGTGAAGATTGTGGGTGCGAAGAACGTAAACAAAAACTTAATGAATTATTCCCTTACAAAAATGCTCAGTGTTTGACTGAAACAGAATACAATACTTTGAGTGAAATATTTGTGAATGATAAAATGCCAGCACAATTAGTTCCATCACAACAGATAAAACTTATTCGAATTTACAACAGAGTGCTTCACATGAACGCAGATATTAGTTCGTGTTCGTCTTGTTGGATTGATATTTGTAATAAGTTGCTTAAATTAAAATCGGCTTATGAAAACAATTAGTATTTTAATGTTGTTACTTCTTTTTTCATGTAGCAAAGAAAAAAAAGACGTTTGTGAATGTTCGCAAAAACACTACGGAATTGAACCAGTAGAACAACCGAACGGAACTATTCAAACGCAAACAGTCTTTAAATACAAAACAAGTCCAATTGATGAACAATGTTCACAAGATGGTAAAACAGTTTATTACGGTGTATCTAACACACAATGGTATACAGTAGAATGTAATTGATTAAACATATTTTTTTCAATCATGGAAGAGCAAGAAGATGTTAAAAAGACTCGTGGAGGTGCTAGACCAAACGCTGGGCGCAAAAGTGTAGCAAATGAACAGAAGGTAAATGAAATATTTTTAAGTGCGTTAAAACAGCTTAAATCAGTTGATACTGATGAGCAGGCTAAAATTGAATTTACTAAAGATTTATTAGCGACTCAGCGAGGTCAAATATTTATTGCTGAACATTTATTTGGTAAACCGAAAGAAACAATAGACCAAAGTGTTACTTTAAATAATTTCGATTTGAAAGAAGTTATAAAATTTAAATGATTACTTTAAATAAAAAATATTCACCATTATTTGAGAATAACACCCGATTTTATATTATAACTGGAGGTCGTGGTTCTAGTAAGTCATTCGGGGTTGGTACATTTGCCAACCTTTTGTCGTTTGAAGAAGGTCACACGATTTTGTTTACACGTCAAACAATGACTTCAGCACACCTTTCTATTATTCCTGAGTTCCAAGAAAAGATTGAATTAATGGAGTTGGATGGATTCTTTGATATTAATAAGACTGAAATAGTAAACAAACATTCAAATAGTAAAATAGTTTTTCGTGGTATTAAAACAAGTTCAGGTGACCAAACAGCTAACTTAAAATCATTACAAGGTGTTACCACATGGATATTAGATGAAGCTGAAGAACTTACAGATGAAACAACGTTTGATAAAATAAACCTATCCATTCGTCAAAAAGGAAAACAGAACCGTGTTATCTTAATTCTGAATCCAACTACTAAAGAACATTGGATTTATAAACGATTCTTTGAAGATAGAGGGATCCAAAGCGGGTTTAACGGTGTTAATGAAGATACTACTTACATACACACAACTTATTTAGATAACATTGATAATTTAGACAGTTCATTTATTGAAGAAATTGAGCGAATAAAGGTTAATAATGTTAAAAAGTATAACCATGTTATTTTAGGTGGTTGGCTGGATAAAGCTGAAGGTGTTATCTTTTCTAATTGGTCTGTTGGTGAATTCAAAGAAGTAGGTAAGTCTGTTTTCGGTCAGGATTATGGATTTAGTATTGACCCTACAACATTAGTTCAAACTTCAATAGATAAAACAAATAAAAAGATTTACATCAAAGAATGTTTATACAAGCCAAAACTTACAACAACCGAAATAATAAACGAAAATATTCGATATGCTGGGTTAAATTTAATAATTGGTGATAATGCAGAACCACGTTTAATTCATGAGATTAAAAGCAAAGGTTTAAATATTACTGAAGCTGTAAAAGGTCCAGGTTCTATTAGTGCGGGTATAGCATTACTTCAGGATTACGAACTTATTATTTCACCTGAAAGCATAAATATTATTAAGGAGTTGAACAACTACTGTTGGCTGGAGAAAAAGAGCAACACGCCTATCGATGATTTTAACCACGCTATCGATGCAATTCGTTATGCTGTATACTATCAATTAGCAAACCCAAATAAAGGCAAATACAATATTTATTAATCAAGTTATTATATTATGGAAAAAGTAGAGTTGTTAATTCCCGATTCATTGCACGAAATTACTTTAGAGCAGTATCAAAAATTCATTGAAGAGAAAGTAAACAATGAAGATGAGGAGGTTTTAAAAGTAAAAGCTGTTTCTATTTTCTGTAATGTTCCTGAATCGTTTGTCTACTTAATGAAGCGAACAGATTTAATTGATATTGCAAAGAAGTTGTATGATTTATTCGAAAGTCAAAAGACGTTCTTTAATCAATTTACAATGAATGATACTAAGTTTGGTTTTATTCCTAATATTGAAGAAATTACACACGGAGAATATATTGATATTGATTCAAACATTACTGACTGGACTACGTATCACAAAGCAATGGCTGTAATGTTTAGACCAATAACGGAAAGTAAAAAAGAAAGGTATAAAATTGAAGAGTATAAAGGGACTGCAAACTATTCTGAGGTAATGAAATACGCTCCAATGTCAGTTGTATTTGGTTCGATGGTTTTTTTTTATCATTTAGGGAACGAATTATTGAAGAATTCAGTGAACTATTTGGAGAAAGAACTGAAGAGAATGAGCAAAACAAGTTTAAACTCTACGATGAAAAACAACTCTTTACTAAACGATGGGGATGGTATCAGCACATACATCAACTCGCTAAAGGAGATGTTACAAAGTTCGATGAAATTACAGCTCAATCCCTTAGAAAAAATTTAACTTGTTTACTTTACGAAACAGAATATTCACGAATAATGGTTAAGAAATGAATTACTACGTTTTAATAGATACGCTTGCAAATGCTTACAGAGGTGAAGCAAATGTAAATACGGTTACAACCGGAACGATTGACGAGGTTAATATTAATCGTATGGATATCATGTCTTTGTATCACATCATTTGTAATAACGCATCGTTTACAGACAATACTATTATTTATAATATTTCTATAATTGGAATGGATGCGGTTGATATTGTTAAAAAACAAACTACAAATAAACTAAAAGGAAACGATAACGAACTAGATGTGTTCAATCAAATACTTTTAGTTCATAACAGGATTTTTAAACGCATTAAATCAGGCGATTTATTCTCTATTAATATTGATATTGAAAACAATTCAGTCGAACCATTTACCGAACGTTTTGAAAACTTTTTAAGTGGTTGGACTTTCACGTTTGATTTAATTGTAGAAAATAATATGACTTCATGTGATGGATAAGCAAAGTGAAACATACAAAGCGTTAGATTCTTTTAGAAAATCTGTGATAAAACAGTCTAGAAGTAATTTGACACGTATGAAAAAGAATTCATCTAAATCGCTTTACAACTCATTAAAAAGTAATTTAAAAGTAAGTCGTAATAGTTTTGAATTAGATTTCGAAATGTTACCTTATGGACAATTTCAAGACAAAGGTGTGAGTGGTGTTAAAAAGAAATATAATACACCTTTTACTTATCGTGATAAAATGCCACCACCAAGTAAGTTAGATAAATGGATAATCAAAAAAGGAATTGCACCACGTGGAGAAGGTGGAAAATTTGTAACTAGAAAACAATTACAGTTTGCAATAGCTAGAAAGATTTACAACTACGGAATAAAACCAAGTCTTTTCTTTACTAAACCGTTTGAAAAGGAATTTAAGAAGTTAGATAAGGATATTGTAAAATCATTCGGTTTGGATTTAAACAACTTATTAGACTTCACATTAGAAAATTTAAAATAACATGGCACAAAAGATTTCAGCACGTTCACCTTTTATAATTGATATTAACGAATCAGGACAAACAAGTTCTAAGCTAGAAGTATTTGTTTGGAATAATCCGAGTAGTATACCCGCTTCACCTACTTACACACTTTCAAAGAATGTGCCGAGTTCAACTAACTTGTTGACTTCTTATAATATTGCACCATACTTGCGTGAAAAGATTAAGCACACTTTCTTTGATGCTTTGTTAAATTCAACTACAAACATGAATAACAACCAGTGGTGTAATGTTCAAGTAAAAAGATACAAGAACACATCTACTTTATTAAACACACTTACGTACATTGCTTTCGATGGATATGGATATTATAACGAAGGTGCTAATGTAGATTTAGGTGAAGTTCTTTTAGATGAAGGAACTTATTTTTATCACTACGATTCAAGTGCTGACTTAATAGGAAATTCACTTGCACGTGCTGGAAATATTACCGTTTCAACATTGACGAGTTATTCAATACGTTATACGAATTTAGTTACAGGAGCAACTCAAACAGAATCACTTTCGAATAACTCACAAGTAAATGCTTATGTAGTTGTTGATACATGGATGGGTCAAGGTAATAAATTAGAGGTTCTTTCAGGTGTTACGGTATTGAAAACATTCTACTTTAAACCGATGCCAGAATGTCGTTACCAACCAGTAGTAATTGATTTTGTAAATAAGTACGGAGCATGGCAAAGGCAATTCTTTTTTAAAGCTTCGTATCGCAGTCAAGAAATGACAAACAGCGAATTTAATTTGATGCAAACAAGTAATTCAAACTACGATATTTTAGAAGGGCAAAGAAAAACATTTAATACAAATTCAAAAGAAACTATTCGAGTTAACAGCGGGTTTGTAGATGACTCATTCTATAATGTATTACTTCAGGTTTTAAATAGTGAACGTATTTTATTAAACAATTCACCAGTAATTTGTAAGACAAAAAGCATTGAGAAGAAAGAGCAAATAAATAGTAAAATGAATAACTACGAGTTTGAGTTTATCTATGCTTACGACACTATAAATTCAGTTATCTAATGAATAGAAAAATTCAAATATACATTGAGGGTAAATTATTGGAGTTATTCAATGATGAAAATATTGAGGTCACAAGTTCGGTTCAAAACATTACGGATATTTCACAAATATTTAATGACTTTTCGCAGTCTTTTACCGTTCCAGCTTCAACTAATAACAACCGTATTTTTCAACACTTCTACAATTCAGAGGTGCAAGGTACTTTAGATTTTCAAGTAAGACGTTCAGCAAAGATTGAAATTGATTTAACACACTTTCGTTATGGTAGAATTCAATTAGAAAAGTCTAATCTTAAAATGGGTTCGGTTGAGTCTTACACAATTACTTTCTATGGTTCTGTTCGTTCATTAAAAGATTTAATCGGAGAGGGTTTAATAAGTGATTTAGATTTAAGTGCTTACACACACGCATACGATGGAACGCAAATTTACAATAGAATAATCGGTACTACTAATTACGATATTCGTTATCCATTAATTTCTTCAGAACGTGTTTGGGATTACGCTGGAGCAGTACCCGCTAATAATATAAATGTAACAGCGGGTCGTATTGATTATAGAGAATTATTTCCAGCGATTAAAGTTGCTAGAATATTTGATGCGATTGAAAATGATTATAACATTTCATTTGTAGGTAATTACTTAACAGATGGTCGATTTACTAATCTATTTTTATGGGCTAAAAATTCACTTGAATATAATTTTACAACAGTTCCGACTAAATTTAATTATATTACTACGAATAACACAACAGCTTTTAATATAACTACTGATAAACTTACTTACGGTTATGTTTCAGGGCTTTCAGGAGTACCACCTTTAAACAGTGTTAACCACAAAGTTTACGTAACTGTTTATAGTGTTTCAAATACTTCAATTCCTTATTACATTGATGTTTATGTAAACGGTGCTTTATTTACAACTGTAAACGGATTAGGCAACCAAACTTATACAATATTTAACGACGTAAATGTAGTTGGTTTAAGTAAAGTTGTTGAGTTTAAATTACGTGCTGATGCTACACTAAGTTTTAAAGCTAATACTTACTATGATTTATCTTATACTTATTTTAATTCGGGTGTTTTAGAAACTGGTTTAATTCAGTCATTCGCTTACGCATCTACATTAATGACAACTTCAGGAAATGTAAATATTTCTCAGACATTACCTGAAATGAAAATAATGGATTTCTTTAGAGACGTTTTGAAAGAAGCTAATTTAACTTGTTATCCATTAAGTGATACAGTTTTTCAAATCGAACCTTTAGAAGATTTCTATAATAAAGGTAGAATTATCGATATTACAACTTATACAGACGTAGATAGTATTGATGTGGAGCGTGTGAAACTTTATAAAAAGATAGCTTTCAATCGTGAAGAAAGTAAATCGTTTTTAAATGTTAAGTTCAAAGAATTAAACAATTATGAGTACGGCGATTTAAGTTATCAATTCCCTTACGATGGCGACGAGTTGAATATAAAAGTAGGATTTGAAAATATTTTATTTCAGCAATTCACCGGCACTAATTTACAAGTTGGTTATGCTTTGGAGTCAGCACCGGATTATAAACCCTATACACCTAAGCCAGTATTGTTATACTTATACAAGCAAACCACGTGTTCAGCTTTTAAGTTTTACGATGGAAGTGCAGAACAAAATATTAATTCATATTTGCCACTTGGTCA